CCGTGTCCGACCAGTGAGGGCGTCAGCTTGTGGGATTGACCCAGGCTGCTCGCGCCGCTGCACAGACGGCCTAGGCGTAACAACACGTTGTTTTTCTGACCCGCCTTGTGTGGGTTTTTTAATGGAAAAAATCCATGACACCGATGTTTCGAATCGTCGCCGATGGGGCCGACGTCACGGCCAAGATCAATGATCGGCTGTTGTTGCTGCGTTCCTCTGACAAGCCGGGCATGGAGTCCGACGAGTTTGAGTTGCGTATCGACGACCGTGACGGGCAAGTGCAATTGCCACGGCGTGGCAGCTCAATCGAGATCTACCTGGGGTATGCCGCAACGTCCTTGACGCGCATGGGCCGTTACACGGTGGACACGGTCGAGGTGTCAGGGCCGCCGGATACCATCGTGATCAAGGGCAAGGCTAGCGACATGCGTGGCAGTGGCAAGACCATCCGTAGCGGAAGCTGGGAAGACGTGCCGCTGTCGAAGATCGTGGCTGACGTTGCCGCGCGTAATGGCTGGGCGCCAGTGTGTCCGGTGTCGACCAAGGTCGCTCGGGTCGACCAGCTCAACGAGTCCGATTTCAATTTCATCACGCGTCTGGCCAGGCAGTACGACTGCACGGCCAAGGTCGCTGACGGCAAGCTTCTGGTGATGCCCCGTCAAGGTGGCCAGACGGCCAGCGGCAGGGCATTCGGCGCCATCACACTGACCCGACGCGACCTCAGCCGTTGGCAATTCAGTCTCGGCGATCGCAACTCACACAAGGCGGTGGCGACCAAGCATCAGGACAAAAAGAACGGCAAATTGGCGGTGGTCACCATCGACAATGACGATGCTCCGGACGGGCTGCCGGCAGTGCATACCGACCGCCATATCTACCCAAACAAGACGGCTGCTGAAGCGGCCGCCAAGGCCCGTCTCTCAGCGTTCAACCGCTCCACCGCCGATGTGCGGCTTGAGATGCCCGGTCGCACGGACATCTTCGCCGAGCGTCCTATCATCGCTCAGGGGTTCAAGGTCGGGCTTGATGGTGAATACCTGGCGGATTCGGTCGAGCAGGTGTTCACCCAGTCCGGCTGGTCGACCACGGTCGAATGCAATGCCGGCAAAGCCGGTAAATCCAAGGGCAAAAAAAAGAAAGGGCCAAAATCACCACTCAAGGTGGTGAACATCGAGAAGCAATAGCCGCACCCCATCGCCGCCTGAGTGCGGTTTTTTTACGTCTGGAGTTTGTATGTCCATCACTGAGCAACAGCTGCAAATCATCATGCCCAACGCCCGCCGCCAAGCGGGCGTTTTTGTATCCGCTCTCAACGCAGCCATGGCCCATCGGCAGATCAACACGCCCAAGCGCCAGGCCGCGTTTCTGGCGCAAGTCGGTCACGAGTCGGGTCAGCTGCAGTACGTCCGGGAACTGGGTGGCGATCAGTACCTGAGCAAATACGACACCGGCAACCTGGCTGCGAAACTGGGCAATACGCTGGCAGCGGACGGTGATGGCCAACGCTATCGCGGTCGCGGCCTGATCCAGGTCACTGGCCACGACAATTACCTGCGCTGCAGCTTGGCGTTGTTCGGTGACGAGCGATTACTGCGCAAGCCTGAATTGCTGGAGTTGCCGCAGTGGGCTGCCGAGTCGGCGGCGTGGTTTTGGTCCGTGAATGGGCTGAACGCGCTGGCCGATCAAGACGAGTTCAACACGATCACCCGCAGGATCAACGGCGGCCTCAACGGCCTGCAGGATCGGCTGGAGTTGTGGGGGCGGGCGAGGGCGGTGCTATGCGTTTCGGCGAACTGATCCCGGCGCCGTATCGGCTGCTGGCAAAAGGCGTGCTGCTGGTCGCCTTGGTCGGTGGTTCTGCGGCCATCACCTGGCAAGTCCAGGATTGGCGCTACGGCAAACAGCTCGCAGAGCAAGCCCGACTCCACACCGAAACCATTAACCAGTTGGCCCTGGCCACGGTTGCGCAGCAGCGTGCCGAACAGGACAAACGCCTTGCGCTCGAGCAGCGCTTGGCTACCAGCGAACAAACCCATTACCGAGCCTTGAGTGATGCCCAACGTGATCAAGGTCGCCTGCGCGACCGCCTTGCCACTGCTGATCTGCGCTTGTCAGTCCTACTCGACGCCACCACCGGCGCCGGCACCGGATCGGTGCCAGCCTCCACCGCCACCGGCGGCGTGGTTCATGGCCCCACAAGAGCCGAACTTGACCCAGCGCATGCTCAACGAATTATCGGCGTCACCGATGACGGCGACCGGGGGCTGATTGCCCTCGAGGCCTGTCAGGCATACGCCAAAGAAGTCTCATCACCGAAGTGAAAAAGAGCGGCCGGTCCGGATGCGTCAACATCCGGATCGACCGCCGTCCCTGCAGATGGTCCCTGCAAGTCCAGCCGAGGCTCTTGCTCCGTGCACAAAGCGCGGCGAGCCTAGCACCTGTTTATCCATACAGTAAAGGTCTTGCTTTTTATGTCTACACCCATCATTCCTTGGATGGGCGGCAAACGCCGCCTGGCCGACCGCCTCATTCCGCTTTTTCCGCCACACGAATGCTACGTTGAAGTCTTTGCCGGCGGTGCCGCGCTCTACTTCATGAAGCCCCAGCCATCGCCGGTCGAAGTCCTCAACGACATCAACGGCGACCTGGTCACGCTTTACCGCGTCGTGCAGAACCACCTTGAAGAGTTCGTGCGCCAGTTCAAATGGGCGCTCAGCTCGCGACAGGTGTTCGAGTGGCAGAAGATGACCCGCCCTGAAACTCTCACCGACATCCAGCGCGCCGCCCGGTTCTTCTACCTGCAGCACCATGCCTTTGCCGGCAAGGTTTCGGGGCAGACGTTCGGCACGGCGACGACTGCCCCGGCTATCAATCTGCTACGCATCGAGGAAAACCTCTCGGCCGCGTGGCAGCGCCTGTCCGGCACCTACGTCGAAAACCTTCCCTGGCTTGAATGCGCTGAACGCTATGACCGCGCTCACACCTTCCACTACATGGATCCGCCTTACTGGCAGACCGCGGGCTATGGCGTGGACTTTCCGTTTGAGAACTACGAACGGATGGCCGACTTCATGCGCCGCTGCAAAGGCAAAGTCATGGTCAGCATCAACGACCATCCGGATATCCGCCGTGTGTTCGACGGTTTCCACTTCGAAACCTTAGACATCCGCTACACCACAACCAACCAGCGGCAAGGCAAAGCCGAGGTCAGCGGTGAGCTGGTAATCATGAACTGGGCGCCAGAATCGTTGGGCGGCTTGTTTTGAGGCGTCTCGGGCTTACTTACTCCGTCCGGAGCGGGGTGGCGCACTCCGCTCCGATAGCGAAGCGCCACGATAGTGCTGCTGGCTCAATTGCGTTAAAACTCGAAGGCATTGATCAGTGGCAAAGGGTTCGACAGATGTCCCATGGCTTAGACGTTCCCATCACGCATGAATATCGCGGCCATAAGCTGGTCGTAAAATTTGATTGGAACAGGCCAAACGATCCATCGCCGACAGCGGCGCATGTGCTGGCGGAGAGCGGGGTACATGGTCTCGCCGACACGGTCGCCGAGCTGCCAGGACCATGGCCGGATTATCCCTGTGCGCTTGCTGACGCGATGGCGGCCGCAGAACGCTGGATTGACAGTCAGTTACCCTAGCAACCGGTTGTCGGTCCGAGCAGTCGTATATTTTGAATAGTGTCATAATGATGTCATGTGGGAGCAGAGATGTGTGCTTCCTCCATCCATACAGTGTGACTCCATGCTCTCGACTGATGATTTTCGATTCAATGCCCATCACTTGTTGCTCGACCTCGATGCAACCACCAATCACCTCATGATGCTGGTCGTATCGCACGAAGTCAGTGGCAGTCGATGGGAAGAAGCGTTGGTTCGACAGCAGCGAGCCTATGCCGCGTGGGTCTCCATCCTTCCAGGCATTCAGATCGACCCGATGCCTGTGCTCGACGGCCGAGCGGTTGACGGGATCACCACCGTAGCTGAGTGACAAACTCAACTTCGATCATTTACGCATGATTCTCCTCCCAGACGACTGTGACGGACGCCCGCCATTTCACGTCGGTCACGCCGAAACGCTCCGCCATCGGTTTAGAAAAACGCTTCAGTGGTGGACGCCCCGGCTTGGGTATCGGAGCAAGGCCCGCATCACAGCTCGCCCACTGCCAGGCCTCCGCGTTGTTCATCAGCTTCGTTCTGATGACGAAGCTTTTTGGCTCACCGTGGAGTTGATAATCGATGACGTACAAATCAGCTGGCTTCACGAGACCTCCTATTGCTCATGAATAAGTGATTTTGCGCGCTGAAGAAAATTCAGAGAAATTGTCCGACGATCATTAACGCCATCGGTAGGTCAGTTGTGTTCGCGGTGAGCAAGATAGCGACCAGTCAGCGGTCGACAGACGAAGTTCTATCACCCGCGGCCGTTCGCTCCAGTTCGAGAGGCGTGACGCAATGGATCAGTGCTTCCCGTAGCGCGTCGGTGCGAACCAAGCTGTTCGGATGATCTTTCTCAATTGCCCTGATCGGCATGCTGGACACCAGCGCATCGCCGGGGTCTTGCACCAG